AAATCTTCCGGCGTAGGATCAGCCAACTCTCTTTGCACAATTTCAGCCGTTTTATTTTCCTGCATAAACAGGGCAATCTGCATTTCATCAACACCGACATAACGACTTACTGTTGGCGTCTTGACCGTCTCATAATACCACTTGATTCCACCCGTCTTGAGCATCAAGCCGTCCTTGATGGCCGTGTAGAGTATCAGGAACCCGTTATTCTTCTTGTAGAACACATAATTGCAGGCGTCCGTTACCTGCTCTGCCATCTCGACATCCTCCGGGCCAATCGGCTCAAACACAACCGCCTTGTCGCTAGCCGTGAATACCTCCAACAAATCAGGGAGCATTCCTTCAACCGCATCAAACACGTCAGACGACACAGCCGAACTTCGCCCTTCCATCTCATTTCCGTAAGGCGTTCGCATGTAAGCTCTCAATGCCTTATCACGGTCACTGCCAAGCTCGCCGTCAGTGAATTTATACGCCGCTGATGCCTCAGAATCGAGGAAGCTCAGTAAGTCGGATTCTGTCATTCCCATTTGTCGATCCTTTAGGCTACACGCCGTAGTTTATACCGTAATGGTACATTTTTTACGCCGCCAACTGTAGTTCCATAACGGCGCATCATATAAGCATAGCGGGTCGCGCAAATTAAATCATCATATTCTTTGACGATTTTCCCTTCCTTGCGATGGTACAGCCTGAATTCTTCAAACCAATCTTCAAGATGCGAAAACACCTTGAACCGCCCGGTGTGCATCATATCCAGCATCATCATTAGGCCAGCCTCGACTCCATTTCCGCCATCCTCGAACGTCGCCATCTCATCCATCATTTTCAGTCCCTGTGCGCGATAAATCTCCATCAAGGTATTCCCACTGCCTTTATCGTGCTGCAAGCCATCATGCGGCCAAGCCCACGGCAACCATTCCCCCCACGGACGCAATGCCGCAGCGTGCATAACCGGAGTAGTTTCTTTCATCCTGTGGGTTTTCGTTACATAGACTACATCGGCGTCCCTATCCCATGCCAAGCAAACCGCCGCCGTTGGGTGATCCCAACCAAAGTCGATGCCGCCAAGCTGCACAAAATGCCTCGGTATATCAAATGCGTCACACTTGATAGATGACTCCAATACAGGGAATATCTTTCCACTTCCCAACGTCGGGATACCGCGTAACCGCGCCTCGCGTTCATGTTCAGGGTAACTCGCAATGATTGATGCTTTCTGCTCTTCCGAGAAATGCGTCACATCATCAATCGTCATTGTGATAACCGCAGTATTTGCTGGTTTCTCCATGAGAAACCGCCTAACCACATTTGACATGCCCAACAATGGGGTAAACGTCATGAACGCAATACCACCCGTAGCATTCGTCCGAGTCAGCCCTTCCATATAAATATCCTGCGGTGGTTCCTCATCGAACCACACCACATCTAGCGTCTCGCCCTGCCACTTTTCACGACCCTGCTCATACGTCTTGAAATACAACAACGAAACCCCGCCCGTCACATGCTTGACCTTCACGTGATCCAGCGCATCCGCAACGCCAGGTGCGGTCTTTGTCTCAACAATGCACTTCAACGGAATAGACCCTGTACCAAGTTGTCCAGGCCGCCCAACCACCAACCGCTGCACCGTGTCACGAGTTCCAACACCCGTCACCGAACCACCCCATGCAATAATGGCCTTACTAAACCGCCTTCCTTCCCACCAGTCCGGGTACAACCCAGTCAGGTGCATCGCCATTTCCATGCTACCTGCAACAGTTTTGCCGCAATTATGGTGGAACACCCCACCAGCCTTGTAATTGTTAGGGCCAGGAACTTGAACGTCTAATATAGGCTGGAAACCAATCGGTACGATTGCTATAATACGGCTTCCACCAACCAACCGAGGATGCCAGCATGGGTAAAATATCGAAATGTATTCAGCACCATGATGCAATACTTGAGATGAACAGCCAAGGGGTTGAACGGAAAGATATTGCTGAAAGATTTGGCCTTTCGCAGACTTCTGTGCAAGCCTATCTGCAACGGCGCGCAATAAAACCGTTGTTTCACAGGAAGCGTCCGGTGTTTGATCGGGATCAAATCCGCTTAATGATTGAAGACGGCAAAACTCAGAGTCAGATCGCAAAGCATTTAGGATGCCATCTCGCAACTGTAGAACGGGCTGTGGCAAAAATGCACCTGCAAACTGCCCGTACAGGGCCGCGTGCCGGTGCGAACCATCGTCAGCAATGGAAAGGCGGTCGGATTGTTGAGAAGGGTTGGTATATCGGGATTTTTGCGCCTCTGCATCCTCATGCGAAAAGCTCAGGATATATCTCCGAGCATCGGCTTGTCCTAGAAGTGCATCTAGGCCGCTACCTTCTGCCTTCAGAAGTTGTGGATCACATAGATAGCCATCCTCAACACAACTGGCCTGATAATCTTCGGATTTTCGCGACGAACGCAGACCACCTGAGAGCGACACTAACCGGGAAAAAGAAATCCAGCCTTGTTCGCTCATTACTTGGTGACTGGCCGAGCAATCGAAGTATCGTCCAGACTCCATCACCACACGATACGCTGGCTCAATGCCCTTCAGAAATCCGCCATGCGCTTGAGCAACACATTCAACTCCATCAGCCAACGCAACTACACGCGCATCTTCCGAAGCGAAAATATCTGCGGATCGGGCCACCACGTCCGGCGTTCCAGCAGCAACATCATCACCAGCAGCCCCTTCAATCCACGTCCAAGGGCTAACACATTGGTTTCCGGCCGCAAGGAGTCTTTCTCGCGCATATGTTCTGTGAAACTCCTTCTGCTTTGGATACGGGCGATACGTCTCCAACCGCCTCTTCGCCAGCGCACTTTCAATCGCAGCCAACTGCCGCTCGTATTCAAGCACAGCTTCACTGCCTGCAACATCAACACCCTCAGACTTCATTGTGGATTTCAATATCTGCATCCTCCGTTTCAGCAGCGTCCTTAACAACAACACTCTCAATAACCCGCATTCGCCTACTCTGCAACTCATCACGCATCAGCATCAACATCTCCGTGTCCGTTCCATCCAACACCGCAAACGTAACATCAGGGACAACCTTCTCTCCCCACGACACTCGATCCAGTTTCCCCGCCATCTTCATAAACGTCTCTGTTCTGTATTTCCCCAATCCCACCGTCTCAACACTCGAATCCCGCGCTTCCCTCAATCCCTCATACACCAACTCCTCAGCAAAGCACCTGCGTGCCAATGCCACTTCTTCCCTACGCTTCTCGTTATCTTCCAGCCACCGCCGGATCACCGTCACCGTCATTCCGCAACTCAGAGCAATCTCCTTCATGCTCTCGCCTTCCGCCATCCGCGTCGCTATCAACGCCAACGTCCCATCCTCACCATGCGCGGCAATCATCTCGTCCAAGCGTGTCCAGCCAGCAGTGGTTAATTTTCCCATTGCTATATTATGCATTTTTTAAAATTTAACGCAATACATGGAAGATACCCCGGCCTTCAGGATTTTTAGGCGGAGAGATATAGCCCCCGCATCTATTTATACAGCGCAAGAGTGAAGCTAAAGTCCCTATTGGCGTATAATGATGATTGTCGGGACAGGTGTTCGAACACTTTCCCCTGCCACATCAGGCGGATTACCGACATCTCTTTCTCTTACCATGTGGGGTATAAAATGCTCAAATTCTGCCAAAAATGTCAAACAGAGACCGAACGGAATTATCGTGGCGATTGCAAACCATGCAAAAACGAGTGGAAAAAAGCATGGCGCAAAGCAAACACAGAGAAGGTGAAGGCGAGTTTAGCCGCCTACCGTGCAGCAAACAAAGAGAAGATGAAGGCGAGTGGGGCTGCATGGCGCGCAAGAAATCCAGAATACGCCAAGATTAAGGTTGCTGAGTGGAAAGCAGCCAATCCAGAGCGTCATGCGGCCAATAAGCGTAACTATAAGCGTAACCGTCGCGCCAAGAAGAAATCAGCAGGCGGAATTCATACATCCAACGACATCAAACAACTCCTTTCCTCGCAGAAAGGCAAGTGCATATGCTGTAAATCAAGCATCGCCAACAACTACCATGTCGATCACGTCATCCCTCTTGCGCTCGGCGGCAGAAATGACAAACTGAACCTTCAGATACTTTGCCCTACATGCAATATTAGAAAAGGTGCAAAACATCCTATCGACTTCATGCAAAGTATAGGGATGCTACTGTAAATCCAGATTTTTTTTTGGGGATGGCGCAATAGAAAAGACCCCCGGCCTTCGGGAATTTTCGGGGGAATTTTTAGGCAGATGGAAACACCCCCGGCCATCTTTTAACCCGGGACTATCGGACGGCCTGCCCACCCACCTACCTACCCACCTACCCACGGCAGAGCAGAGCACGCGCACCAGCAAGGCGGCATGGCATGCAGGCAGAGCGCATCGACTACGGTATGTGGCATGGTGTGCATGCGGGTATGCATGCGCTATCGGACAGCACGATATCAATAGATAAATACAATGTATAAATATCTTGCATTATTGTGCAACATGATATATACTCTTGATTGAGTAGATAACCTGTTGCTCTAATATAAGAAAGGGAATACCATGTTAACGCAAAAAGAAGTAAATGAAATGCTAGCTCAACTAGAAACAATGCTACCAAAGTTGAGAAGTCATTATCAGTCAATAGAAGGTGATAAAAGTGTATATAGTTGGTTAGCACTGTACAACATAGGAAAATCAATAGACGGCGTTACGGATGCACTAACAGGGCTTCGTGGCGAGTAGCCGACCGGTTACTCTAATTAGATAGAGGGAAAACAAAATGAACACAATATCGACAACAAAATCAGGTTATAAAGTAGTCGCAATTAATCCAGACGAATCGTCACCAATGGAAAATCATAAAGGCGGTGAAATAGCAGTCGACGAGGAAAACAAAACAATGTACGTTCACGGTGTGTTTGTTGCTTGCTATGGGACTGACTCTATAATGAAGGCATGTGAATCATATTAACCATATCGCAACCCCACCACAACCGGCTCAGGCCGGTTTTTTTACGCCAGTCGATGAAGATACCCATGCGCGACGGCAAAGTGCAAGAGCGCCTACAAGATAAGCACGCAGGCAACGCAGCGGGCAATGCAGCACGCATCGGACTATGTTGCATATCCGGTTTGCCGACAATGCGCCACTAGTGCCACTATGCGGACAAGTTAAAATAGTGTTGAGAAAAACGTGCCCTAAGCGCCCTGACAGCCCTAAGCGCCCTGATTTACTACGCGCGCAACCCATGTTTGTAAAACGTGCCACTATTGACCCTCGATATAGCGATCAGGCGCAGGCGATAGCAGTCAATAAACAATTGACCCTGCCTGTTTAGGCCATCATGATTGCAACTCATTGATTATTAATTGATTTATATGTAAGCAGTGCCAGTAGTGTAAGCAGTGCAGCAGCGCAGAGGGCTTTTCCCAAGACTCCCACAGAGACTCATACGTGCACGTGTGAGAGGGGTTTTCTGAAAAACGATATTGACACTACTGCACGGCTTGCTATACTTACACTGCTTACACAGCAATTTAAGCATAATTCTATTAACAAT